ACCGTTTTGAGTGTTTGTTGGTTTCCGGCTTCCGGGGGGGCATATTTGGCCACCACGTCAATGTGTATTTCGGGAAAGTCGGCAAATAGGGTTTTGTCAAACGCTACCACCTCGGGGGGTATAACTGCCGGGTTGTAATATAACGTACCATATACGGCGTCACACTCACCCCGCCAATAGTCTTGGTATAGGCGCAACCACGCATTGATTGTAAATGGGTCACCGTCAAAATGTGTAACAACCGCTCTACTCATATATATATTTTATCCACGTCTGGCAATAACCGGTCAAGGTCCATGCCCAAATCCCGGGTATAGTTTTTTATTTCGTCGTCCAACCAAATGTGTATGCCCAATTTATTGACTTGGGCCACTTTCCAATATGCGGCACCTCTGATTGTGGGAAATTTACGTGGGGCCATGACTAACTCGGTATACGATATGCCAAACCGGGCCAAATCTGCTATAGTTTCGGCTTTACGGTCCGGGTTTGACCCGTCACGCCACGTAAGTATATAAATTTCGTTGTGGTTTTCGTTTTTGAGTAAGTGATACGTGAGCCATGCAAGTGCGGGGGGGTTGGCGCTAATTACGCCGTCAAGGTCAATTGCCCACTTTTTTTTGTAATTCGTGCCGTCTTGCATATAAATAAATGACCATAAGCGGCCAAATAATCACAATAAAAACAATTCCACTAATTATCGCTTTTATGCGTCCCATGCTTTGTAATCGCCCATGTCGGGTTTATAAAATCCCGTAAGGCCTCGGGGCGTTCCAAAATGAAATGGCCGTAATTCGTCATTTTGTACTAATTCCTTGACCGCTTCCGGTAACGGACCCCATGGCCAATATGGTTGGCCCGGGTGGTCCGGGTGTAATGGTGTTACCTGTGCCATGTGCCGGTGTAGGTCGTGAATAAAAACAAACCCGCCGGGTTCCAAAAATGGCTCAAATTTTATCAACTCCGCAAATCGTGTTTGTGGCTCTGTATCAAGCAAAATCATTTTGTATGTGTGGGACGGTTCAAATTTTGCTACGTCGCCCAAATGACAAAATACAAATAATTCAAGTTGCAATTGTTGTATGCGTATTTTCGCCCGGTCCCGTAATTCCGGTATAAACTCCACCGTTTCCAATATCCCATTACGGTTATCTTTTAACGCTTGGCCCATGTATGCGGCACCAACGCCAATGTGTGTGCCTGTTTCCAACACAAACTCCGGTTTGAGTATACGCACCATGCTGTATAAAAATTCGCCGGTTTCGGTTTCAACGCCGGCATCGTTAAATGAGGTATAACCGGGTTTTGTTGGGTCAAGCGGTTCGGACCAATTGCCCTCATTGTGTAATATCAATGTTGGGTCAATTTCCTGTAATCGCTTTGTAATATTCATAATACAATTATTATACACCCAAAAATTGTTTCCATTTCTCTTGTATCACTTTTTTACCAAACAAATCAATAGCAGTTTGCCGTCCCATTTCCCCAATACGTCGTGCTAATTTCAAATCGTCCAACAATGATTGTACACGCCCCCGTAATTCGTTTATATCATCAGATATAAAACCATTGACCCCATTTTTGATTATATCCTGTGCCTCATATAATTCAGCGCCCTTACCTATATTCAAACTATTTCCGTGTTTCGGTCCTATGGCAACAATAGGTACACCAGTCAACATGGCCTCAATTAAATTGAGTACATACGATGCCGGTTGGGTCCCGGTATATATGTAAACTCGGGCATCACGTAATTTTTGTTGCAATTGGCCATATGTTAAAAAACCACCATTGAGCGGTCCTGACCCTTCATTTTTCGGACCATATACGTGAGCGTTAAAACCCTTGGTAATTTCAATAAACGCGTTGTAATTACAATGCTCGCCACGATGTTGCATATCCTGTGCAAACGTTATAACTTCACTGCCGGCACCATTCCAATTGCTAAACTCCCGCTCATCTTTATAAAATCTGATAATTTTTGAACAACCGGCTGTAGGACGCAAATTTGCCTCTCTTGGGCTATAACGTACAATTTCTAACCCCCGTCCTGTATATTGAGCCATGCGAGCCTCAATATTCGGGGTTGACTGACCTATGGTACGCCAAATAACCCGTTTACCTCTAAACTTTTCCCAATTTTGCTCAATCCATTCGGGTACGTGCATTACAATTATCGTGTCAAATTGGCTTATAAATTCCAAGGGTATATTATCTCGGGGTGGGGCATTGCCACGCACCCATGTTTCCGGGTAACTTTTGAGCGATGGACGTATTGGGTCAACCGGCGCTGTCGGCCTCACATAACTGCCCAAACTAAAATATTGGATACCCAAATCCTCAAATAACCGCAACTCGTCATATTCAAGTATGCTGTGACAACTGAAATATAGTAATCTCATATATTCAACACCTTATCATTTACCAATTTTAACCGGTCGGCCATAATCTTACCCACAATCGGCAAATCAAACCGTTTCACGGCCGTTTCACGGGCAAGTTTGCCCATGTTTGCGGCTTTGTCCCTATTCTCGTAAACCCACCGCATTGCCTCACGTAAATGGGCAATGTCCACATTGGCCCAATTCTGGTCCGGTGTATACCATTGTTCGTTATAACCCTTGTTATCAACCGGGGTCATAGTATATCCAATCAATAATGCGTCCTTTTTATCCGTCAAATACTCATGTATACCGCCCAAATTGGTTGAAATTATCGGTTTTGCCATGGTCAATGCTTCCATTTGTGGTATACCCCAACCCTCACCCCGGTGGGCGCTCACAAAACAATCAAATGTCCGGTGGAAACGATATATTTGCCGTCTATCCATGAGGTTTCGGTACATAAATACCGGTGCATAAACTTTGAGGTTCAATTTTGCTTTTAATTTTCTAATTTGTTGGTCTATCGGTTCCCGCTTATCCGGTCCAAATGATATTTGGTATGTTTTGAGGGTCAATGATACGTCCGGGGTATTTTCAAACTCACGCCAATATGCCTCAAGCAATGCGGTTGGGTTTTTCCGCTCTGTCCACTCAAATATTGAATAAAACCGGTATCCGTCCTTGTTTTCCACTAAATACGGGTCAAACTCGTCCGGGGTAACTTTGGCGTCAATCGCCTCTGGTATTATGTAAATATCCCGGGTTACTCCGGCATTGTGCATGGCTTTTTTGTTATATTCACTCCCGGTCCAAATTTCATGGCATTTTTGTAAATTGAGCGCAAAATCCAACGGCACCTTGTCTGTTTCCCAAAATGCCCGGCCAATCAAGTATTTATTTGGTTCTGCATATTGACCATACACGTTTGGGGTCGTGTGTAATATTTTGACGTTATACCCTAATTCACGTCCTTGTAATGATAAAGCAAGGTCACCCAACGGTCCGTAATCGGACAATTCGGGGCAATACACCGGTATTTGTGTGGTTACTTCAACCCCGGCTTTGACCAATGCGGCAATGTCATGCCGGGACGCTTCGCCGTACCCTGAATAATCACGACAAGGCCCCGTATATTTTATCTTCATAAATGTTTACCGTAACTTGGTGTCTTTTTGTGACAACTACTGCTATTACAAACTTATAAGGTTTTCTCTCTTGAGGTTGCGCAATTCCTTACCACATGACTGACAAATTGCCGTTCGTGGTAAAAACTCACCCTCAATTGCAAAAAACGCAATCCCGGTGCATGCGTCACAATAATACCGGTGCGTCGGTTTGTTTACATGTGTTTGCCCAATGGCAACAACTGGTGCCGTTTTGTTTACATCTGCACCCATTACGGCCTCACGCTTCATTTGTGATTTTGACTTGTCCATACATTATCACCCCCTCACACGTTCCAATGTTAGTACGTTTTGCAATTTCCTTGGTTCCAATTGCATACCCATTATCTCACGTACCCGGGTAATGTGTTTTTGATATATCTGTGTGTATGCCCACGGTTTGACGTATTCTGCCGCCCGGCGTCCCATATCTAATGCCTCGTCGTTATGCTCAACCACCCAACGCATTTTTTTGCGCAAATCGTCAACGTCACTCACAAACATTTGCCCCACGTCCATATCTTTATATCGGGCATACAAGGCCGGGCATGTTTCCTTAACTTTGACCTCATACATATATTTACTATCGAAATACTCACTCATACCATGGGCATTGGGTATAATTGTCGGCATACCGGTAGCCATACATTCAAGCGGCGTCATACCAAACCCTTCACCCCGGGACGGAAATACAAAACAATCTGACCGGGCCATTATGTCGTGCATTTCCCGCTCGGTAACCTTACCGTATATTATCTCAACATTTGGATATTCGCCTTTGGTAATAGGCAGTGGGCTATTGTTTTGTGTCGTTTTGAGTATCAATTTGACCGGCTCGGTTTTCTCAAACTCGGCTGTAAATGCTTTCCAAACCTCGGTAAACCCTTTGCGTATATTAAATGCGTTATAATGCAAAAATGTAAACGGCCGGCGGTCTTTTCGCGCCGTGGTACGTTCAATGGGTTTATATACTTCGTTATCATATCCAAGGTGCATAATTGTAGTTTTGATACCGGCCGCCTCAAACGCCACCTGATTGAATTGTGACGGTACCCACACCTCGTCGGCCGCTTTCAAATAGTCAATCCAATCATCGGGTATTTTTGTACTTTCAAACATGGTGTAAATAATTCTATATGGGGCCTCTATACGGGCTATTGAGTATGGGTTATGAAATAAAATTGCCACCTTTTGACCTGTGTAATGTGTAGAAACAACAATACCGGCGGCCTCAAACTGCCGGACCAAATTTTTACTGGCTATACTGTATCCGTCCTTGCCACCTTCTGATACTGTAGCCAAATAAATACCCGCTTGTGCGGCATTGAGATTATTGACCTTGGCTATCCTTGCCCGGGCTTCCTCTATATATAACCGCTCTTGTTCTTCTGTTGCCTTACTAAATCCGGGTTGTTGTAACCACTCCGCAAATTTTTTGGGGTCATCAATTGGTGTCATTTTTCCGGTTGGTCCAACAAGCAATGGCATGCAAATATTATATGACAATCATTTGTTTTTTACCACACCATAAAACCCGGTTGCCCGGGTTTTATGGTTTCAATTTGTCGCTTAAAAACTCTCAAGTTCACAAACTCTGCGAACGTCAAGAATATTGACGCCGTAAAGTAAGTCAATTGTTAATTGGTGCGCGCCAAGGTCGGCGTTGTACCAAAAAAGAGTACGTAGTGACAAACCAATGCTTGAGTCGTTGACCACGGCAAAATTGCCACCAAAACCTTGCGGCCTTGGTAATGGTCTGGACGCCAACACAAATGCGTTTCTTGTGTAGGCCAAATTGTGATATGCCACCGGTGAACCGGATACAGCAATCATCTGGCTTTCGGTAATATCAAACCCGTAGGTTTTTATCATCTGTCCGTCTGCAACTGTGTTGTTTGCTCCCCGCCATGACTGGTCGGTATATTTCTGTTGTGCCAATAAGTCGTTAAAAACTGTGGCATCAACATACAAATACCGTTGCTCTGTTTTTGGGACCTTCTGGTCCGTAAAAAACTTACGCAATTTGAGTAACGAGGCGTCAATTGTGGTTGCGCTTGTGCGGTCCCACGTTATCGTGCTTGTTACACTCGGGTGCAAATCTGCAAGTGAGGTTTCAACTGCTTCCGCAAGCGCAATGGCGCCGTCGTCTGCATATCTCATCTGCGTGTCCT